TTTAAAGTTAGTGTTTTACCTGCATAATTTGTTAGATCCATTATTTTAAAACCTACTGCACTATTAGAATTTTTCGAGCTTGTCGCAATTATTCTAAAATTAGTACTGTCAGTAATTTCTACACTAGCTTCATTAAAGTTTCTATAATCATACTTTGTAATATCAAATATATTTATATTACTACCAACAGTTTTTATTGGACTTTGATAGTCTGGTGAAGGACTTGCTCCGTGTTGTTCGTAAGCTTTATTTTCTTTTCCTTCATATATCGCAACTTCTGTTACTGTTTTATTTACATATGTAGAGTCTGTATAAATATAACAGTTAATAGCATTTGATATATCCACTGTATTTTGAAATGAACTTCCAAATGTTTTATTTAGAATTTGTCCCATACTATCTGTTATTACAAATGCAGCATGTGCTCCTGAAAATATGTTTCCATCAGAAAATTTGCCATGTAAATAATAGTATTTATTAACTTCCATCTTTGGAATATTTTCTTTTCCTAACCACTTGATTGTATTTCCACTACTTGATGTCGTATATGGTAAATTAGCATTTAATAGATTATACCCTTCTCTTGTTTCCTGCTTTACATTTCCACCAACTTTAAACTTTCTAAATCGCACATTCTTTGCTGTATTATTTAATGTTATATTTTCTCCTTGACTGTTTACAGACGGCATTATATTGCTTATGTTTCTTAAGTTTTCTATCTCTTCTTGTAACTCTGATATACTATTATCTTGTTCTATGTTTTTCTTTGAGACTTGTTCTGTATTGTCATCTATTTTATCCCAATTTTCATTCAATGTTTTTTCAATATCAAAATTGCTATTTAGATCCACTTGATCTAACATATCCCATTTGAATAATTTTAGTTTTTCTGTTTGATTTGACATTACTTCCTCCTATCTCTAGCTTGCTGCAACATATACAAGAGTTGCTAGCACTTGTGCTACATTTTGAGTACTACCAGAGTTTTGATACATTTCAACTGCTCCTGTTGGTCGAATTTGTATATATGAATTATTTAGTGGCTTATATGCAATATCCTTTATTACTGCTTGTCCTACTATTAATTTTCCTGGTCTATATGCTTCTGCTAGTGTTATTAAAGTTTTTGCTGTGTTACTTGCTATATTAGATATACTAGCCGTATAGCTTATACTTAATACAACTAGACGTCCTATTTTATAAATTGTTCCTATGCTTATGTCTGATGAATTTACTGTTAATTCTTTAGCTATATTATTTTGAAATGTATCAAACATTGCTTTATTTAACTTTGTTATTCCATTTTGAAAATCAATTTTGTCCATTTATTTTCTCCTCCATTTCCTCAATTTTGTTTTGAAGTTTTTCTATTATTTTTTGTTGTTCTTGTATTGCCTTACAACATAAACTTGTAAATGAATAGTTGTCTACACCTGTATTATCTAGTGATGTTACTTCTTTTGAGTAATTATAATTGTCTCCAATTACAAATCCTAAATGCTTTTTATCTGTATCTTTTTCACTTTTTAAGTTATATTTATAGATATCTATATTTTTTATTATTTCTATTGCTTTATCTTGCAGCATCTCAAAATTTTTCTTTTGAAGCTCAAGTGATGTTTGAGTTAGTACTGGTGTTTGTATCCCTGTATTTTTTATAGTTGTACTTCCTAAGGTTCCATATAACTCTATGGTAGGTTGACCTGAATTTATTTGACCAGAAATTCTATTATTATTGTTTAAAATTGAAAAACCTTCAGAAAACAAACTTGTTGATGTTTCTTGTTCATTTTCTAATGTTATATTTTCTGCTCTTAACTGTCTAAAATATGATTGAAACATTCCTAATGCTAATATATATTTATTCTTCTTATTATCATATATTGAAACCGCTCTAGTAGAAGAATATGGATCTATTTCAAAAACACCATTTTTTTCTAAAGTTCCTCCAGATGATACTGCATTAAGAACATATATATAATCAAGTCCTGTTATTCTTCCATCTTTATCAATATCATACTTATCATAATCGGACTGAGTAGCAGAAATCTCTCCCATTATAATTTTTTGTATTCTCTCATTGTCACCCTTAGTAAATGTTCCAAAATTCTGGTTTATTTGTGTTTTAAATTTAGCTGCTTTTCCATTAATATCTATCTTATCCGCACTTATGCAAACTTTTTCTGCACTTTGATTAATTTTCGAAATTATTTCATCTTTTCCTACTTTTTTACTAACAGTACTTGTGATATTGTCTGTTGTTTGTTTTATCTCTGATTTTGCTGTTGTTAACTCTCCTTTTGTTGCATAACTTTTTGATACAGAGCTCGTTATTTCATCTGCTTTCATATTAATAGCACTATTCATTTCTGTTGTCGTACTATAATCTTCCAATTTCTTATTTACAGATAAATCAATTTCTTGTGCTGTCTGTTTTATTTCACTATCCATTTTTACATTAGTTGCAAATACTTCTGAATATTCACTTTTTATTGCCCATTTTGCTGATATTTCCGCAGTATAATTTTTTATTGATAAAGTATTATTTCCTTCTTCTAGCATTATTGAAACTGTTCCCAAACTTTCTGTAACTGCTTTATCTTTTATTGTTCCATCTTCATTTATTCTTCTAATAACTTGTGCTTTTCCTTCTTTTAAAATATATTCATCATATACTGTTCCATTTTGCCTTAATGTATCTTGTATATTTAACTCATACTCCTTGCTTTTACCATTTTGGTCTTTTATTACTATTAAACTATCTCCTTTTAGATATAAATCATCACTTAAATATAAATTGTCACTTAATTTTAAAGATTCAAATACTGTATTATTCCCTTTTATGTGTAATTCTAATAAATTTCCTTTTATACAGTTTTCTAATGATATTGTTCTTATTCCTTCTATACTTCTAGTTAAATCTGCCATGTTAGATACTTTATCTGTTATACTATCCATTGTTTGCTCATGTTTAGTTAGTTTTTCTTCATGCTCTGTTGTTTCTTGTATTAAATCTTGTATTAATCCTTCATTTTTCTTTGCTAGTCTTTCTACTTTTAATGTCTTTTTTTCTTCTTTTGTTGTAACTTTATATTCTGTTTCTGTTGTTTCTGGTATTTCCGCTTCTATATCACTTGTTATCCCTGTATTAATTGTTATATTTGCTTTTAAATAATATGATTTATATAAATTATCTTCTCTATCTCCAAGTTCAATACAAGCACATGGATTTAACCACATTATTCCTACATTAGAGGCTTCAAATGAATAATATTCTAATCCTTTTACTTGTTCAAACATACCTTCAATAACTTTTTCTCTTTGAAATTCTATAAACTCATTTTCGTCAAATCTAATCTCGCATCTTCCATTTTGCTTTATACTATCTTGGTCTTTTTCTTCTACATTATCTTCTACATCTCCACGTCCTAAAACCAGAGCATTTACAGGTCCAAAATTTTCCTTTATTGTTAAATCTGTCAAATATGATTTATCTATCTTTTCTATAGCATTATCATTTACTTTATATAAGTTAAGTTTATTTTCTTCTATAAATGCTGTTGTTAAAGTTGCCTGAGCTATTTTTTCTAAAACATCTCTATATGTTAATTCTTGAACTGTAAAAAAATCTTCTGTAACATCTAAATCTGCATTATAAAAGTCTGCTGAAAATAATTCTACTCCACAAACTTCACACATTCTTTGCACTAGCTTTAACATTTTGCAAGGATATGTTAGTTGTAATTCTGATTGCTTAAAATTTTTCATAAATCTAATCATTCTGTCATATCCTGTTACTGTTATTTCATCTTTTTTCTTACTATCTTCTATGTCTTTTATAAAAAAATTTCCTAAGTCTATATACTCATATTTATCATCCACAAGTAAACCATATTTAAAATTAATATCTTTTTCTTTTATCTCGTTAGCATTTTTTACAGTTATTTCTATTTGTTTCATTATTGTTTTAAAGAGTTGGCCGTCAAAACTATACTTTAGTTCCTTTGCTATTACCTCTTTTCTTTCTTTTAACTTATAAAGTGGTATTTCATTGAAAACCTTTACTGGTAGAAATTGTATTTCTTTTAATATTGTTCCTCCAGCACATATACTTAATTCCGCTTCTTGTTGTTTTATCTGCTTAGTTATCTGTTTAAATTTATTACTTACACTCATGTTTTTTGTGCCCTCCTGTCTATTGCTGTTAGTACTACTGAAAACTCACTCCAATAACCTCCACACGCCAGCGGACTAGATTTTATAGCTTGACCATTATAAAAATCTTCCTTATATAATTGTCCTTGTTTATAGTTTGCCATATCTCTTTCTAACGAAAATTGAACACCTGATAAAAATGGGTGTTCAAGCAATGTTTTTATTAAATTAAATTGTTCATCTGAAACTATTCCAAATTTTATTTCTAATGTAGTAAAATATCCTATAAATGTTCCACTATAATGCCCATCTAATGTATTTCTTCCAGTTCCGTCACCCCATAGAGGCTCTGGTCCAGGAATTAATTCTACAATTCCTGGAACCTGGACATTATTTACTATTAATTTTGGTTCATACATATTTAGCCTCCATTCGTTGCAAATTTATTTTTACTTCTTATTTTTTCTAGTTTCTTATTTAATTCATAAGCATCTATATATAAATTAAAGTCAAAACTTAAATTTACTAATATTTGTATTATTTTTTCTAATAGTTCTATTACTTTTTTATTATTTCCTAATCCCATTTCTTGATTAGCTTTTTTATATAATGACATTATTTTGTCTTCTGGTGCAACAACTTCCCCTTGATGTCTATTATCACCTATCATGGCTAGTTGTGGTGTATTTGCTTTTACATATCCACCTTGTGCAAGTCTTGGTAAACTTAATCTATTTATTTTACTAATATTTACACCTGGTATTAAATTTATTATACCTATTGCTCCATTTATCAGTTTTATTGCTTTATTTATTGTTTTTTCAATTAGTCCTATTACTCCATTAATTCCAGATTTTACTGAATCAGAAATTGCATTTCCTATATTTATTCCTAAATTAGAAAATGCATTTTTTACTCTTTCCCATATTCCACTAAAGAAATTACCAATATTACTAAATATTCTTGTTATTCCATTATATGCTTCCTGAAATATATTAGAAAACCAATTTCCTACATTACCAAATGCATTAGTAATATCATTTTTTCTATCCTGAAACCAGTTTCCGATATTTTGAAATGCATTTTGTATTCCATTTCTTGCACTTTGAAACTTATCTGAAAACCAATTTTCTATTCCTGAAAATACCTCTTTTATTCCATGCCATGCCCCAGATGCCGTATTTTTTATATTATTCCACAAATTTCCAAAGAAATTTTTAATAGGAATAACAATCTTTTCATTAAACCATTGTCCTGCATTATTCCAAGCATTTTTTATTCCTTCCCAACAGTTTTTAGCAGTTTCTTTTATTTGGTCCCAATGTTTCACACATAATATAATTGCGGCAATTAATGCTCCTATTATTGCTATAACTATTGTTATAGGGCTAGTTAAAATAGCCATAATTCCAGCAAATATTCCCGTAACAACATTACAAACTCCCATTGCAATATTATATAATGTTAAAGCTCCTGTAACTAATCCTATTGCTATAGCCACACCTTCAATAATTGACATTGCAACTTCATTATCACTAATCCACTTTAAAGCATCTCCTACACCGTTTAAAACATCAACTATTACTCCTCCAGTCCAAGTTGTTATAGGACTTAAAACCTTATCCCAAAACCATTTCCAAATTGGTTTTATATCTTCTATAGCTTGATTTACTATATCTAAAGCTCCTGATAATATTTTTAAAAATGCTGGAACAACTTCATTTATCGTCCATGTTCCCAATGGCAAAAGTACCTTATCATAAAACCATAATAAGCCATTTCCTACATTTTCAGTAAAAGGCTCTAGAGATTTCCATAAATCATCAAATGCACTTTTTAATTTATCAAAATCAATAGATTTCATTGCTTCTGCTGTTGAATTTAAAAAATGCGGTAATGCATCTGATATTACATAATTTCCTAATGGTTTTAAATAATTATTATAAAAACCATCAAGTATTTTTCCACATCCTTGTCCAAAATATGAAATAGCTTCCCTTAAATTATTAAAACTCTTTTTTAAAGGTTCTAAATTTACTCCATTTAATATATCTTCTATATTACTTGCTTGCTTCTTTATATTATCTGTTAAGTTCAGCCCACTTGTGTCTATCTTTCCTCCTGCTCCACTACCACTAGAAGACTTACTTTTGCTATCATCTTTTTTCAATATCTGTGCTGTATCAAATGAAGCTAAACTTTTTAAATCTTTTGCTGATTTTTTTGCACTATCTCCAATTCCACTCACAGCATCACTTGCATCAGACGCATCTGATGCTAAATTTGAAACAGTACTTGTACTATCATCTCCACCAGCATTTCCAAAAATCATTTCTGTAAATGATTTAAAAGCATTTGCTAATACTTGAAGTTTCGAAAGTACCCAGTTTATTCCTTTTACAATAGGTGTAAATATATTAATAAAGCCTTGTCCTAATGCCGCTTTTAATTCATTGAACCTTAAGCTTAGTACCCTTGTTTGGTTTGCCCAACTATCACTAGTTCTCGCAAAATCTCCATTAGCTATATTTAATTTATCTAATACAAATTTATATCTTAATGCCACTTTTTCTTGCTCTGACATTTTAGATGTTGTTTTCCCATAACCATTTGCCAATGCGTATTGGTCAAGTGCATTTTGTGTCATTACAACACCTAAGTCTTTCAATGTTTCTGTTTCTCCAGTGAATACTGACTTTAATTTTGTGTATGCTTCATCACTTGATAAATTATAGAATGAAGCAACATCACCTGTTAATCCTGTTAAAGTTTCTGACATTGCTAGAGCTTCTTTATTAGAAAAGTTAAATGCTTTTGCCATTGCTCCAAATGTACCAACATACTTTTTAGTTACAGTTTGACCCAAACCAAATTGAGTTATTGCATTTTCAGCAAATCTATTTACTTCTGTATTTAAACTTCCAAAAGTAACATCAACAACATTCTGTACTTCTGTCAAATCAGACCCTAAATTAATACATTCTTTGCCAAAATTTACTATTGCTTTAACAGAAAATGCTGCTACCGCTAATTTACCAATTTTCTTTAATGAGTTCTCTATTCCTGAACTTTTTATTGTATTTGTTGTATCTTTTAGTCCTTTATTAAATGGATTTGAATTTAATAATAATTCAAAATCAACAGAGCCCACATTCGTACTCATACCTACTCCTCCCCTCTTTTTTAGGATAAAAGCAGGTATTGGCTAACTACTCACCACTAATGGTCGTGTTGCTCACTCTGTCTTTTTCATCTATATCAATTTTAATTGTTTTCTTACATCTTATACATTTTATTTCACCCTTGCATTTTTCAACCTTTAATAAAAGTTGATTACAATTAGGGCATCTTACTTCTGTCATTTGTTATCACCAGCCATTTCTTTAAATGCTTTTTGAAATTCTGTAATAACTTTTTCATAATCTTCTTTGCTCATTTTCTTTGCTAATTTATTTCTATATTTCCATCTTATATTTTTTTGCTCTTGTGTGAAGTTTTTTAACATTTCTTCATCATCTTCACTGCGAATTTGAACAATGTTTCCGCAGTGGTGTATCTGGCATCAACCCAGATATAAGATTACACAATTCTGCATAACTCATTGTGTCTACTTCTTTTCTTATTCTTATTCCATATTGTTTTGCTAAACTTGCCTCAATCAAAGGCCAGTCTTCTTCCATGTCGTACCATAATTCTGTTTCATTATTTGTTTTGAAATCGTTTTTCCATTTCCTCATAAGTAATTTCATTTACTTGTGCCATTATTGCTATAATAATAACTTTTAAGTCTGCAACTTTTACTTTCATTCCTTTTATTTCTTCTAATGCTTCTTTTCCTAGTAATAATTCTATTGCTTTAAATAATCCATCTAAACTATCGTCTTTTTTAAATAAATCTTGTGCTTTCAACATTGTTTCTGCTCCACAGTCTACTTCATATGTTTTACCTTCTGCTATTGTTATTGTTTGTGGTTCGTGACTTAGTTTTGAACTAATATCTATATTTGCCATTTTAAATTCCTCCTAAATATATTTATAAGAGGTCTTTAATGACCTCTTACTTTTTAATATCTTATTTTTTTACCGCTTGTGTTGTTTCAACACTTTGTGGTGATGCTTCTGTGTATGTTGGTTTTCCATTTGACATTACATCATACTCTAAAGGTCCAACTTCTGTTGATTTACCAATTGCCATATTTGTAATATTAAATATAGCATTTTCAAATACTAATTTGTCTCCATTTGGAAAAGTCCATTGAAATGTTCCTTCTGCATCTCTTCCATTCTTCATAAAGAATCCAGCAACATAATCATTACCTTTATCTCCATAATTTCTTTTTCCAGATACAGAAATTGTAATAGATTTAGATGTCATCAATCTTCTAACCCATCCTTTTGTATCATATGGGTTCCATTCTTCTACTCCATTATCTAATTTAACGCTAAAAGATTCCATATCAGCAATGTCGCTTAATGATTCTAAACTTATTCCAGCTTGAAATTGATTTTCGTAACATGGATATACTCCTGATTTTGTTCCCATTATTTTTCACCCTTTCTATATAATAAATTTAATTCTATTGAAAACTTGTAAATATTGTTTTCATCTGCACCTAAATCAATAGGTCCATTATATAAACACTCAATTGAGCAATTATAATCATCAATAAAAAAAGAACTACAGTCTAATAGTTCATAAATCTTATTGGCCATTGTTTCAGCCATATTATAATTTTTAGTCCATCTTAATAGTAATGTAACTGGTAATATTCCATAACTTTTCAACTTTTTATATTTAGAATTATCTTCTAATTGTCTACGATTAGCATACAAAGCAATTGCTTTATCTTGATTTTCATCCATTTGTCCTATATACCACTTCGGACATTCTGTAATAATAGTTTTTAAATAATCTCTTATTTTAGATATACTAATTCTTGCTATCATTATCCATTCCTCCTTTTTAACATTTGTTTAAAATATTTTATTGGTAAATCCTTTTTGTTCCCAGAAATATAATCATCAAAATAATACTGTTTTGCATTAGGATTTTTACCTTGTTTTATATGTATTTCTGGGTCGAAATAAACCTTTCTTGCATATACTGTATCTACAACTATTCTAGCCACGCCTTTTATAACTTTTTTATCATCTACAAAAGTGCTATCATTTTGCATTGTACCAGTATCAAATGGCATTGTTTGACTTTGAATTAAATCTGTTTTTACCGCTTCTGCAGTATCTATCAATGCTAATCTTGCATTTTCTAATAATCCATTTATATTTTTAGTATTATACGTTATTTTCATATTAAATCAACTCCAATGTTGTATGATGAACGGTTCCATCTGGATTTCTAGGTCTACTTGCTTGATAAATTTCATATTCTATATCATTTATTATTACTTGTCCACCACTTATTTTCTTTATAGTTGATGCTATATCTCCAAGTAATATTACTTTTCCTACAAGTTGAATCTTTCTTCCATCTGAACTAATTATAATTTTAGTTGTTTCAACAAATCTACATTTTTGATTTTCTAAATTCAAAGAAGTTAAAGGCTCACCATCTTCTGATAAGCCTTCTTGATATATAACTACATCACATTTATTATTTAATAATCTTTCCAAGTGCTTTGGATTTAACCTTTTTATCATATAATCCTATTTGTTAATCCTGTTCTTTTTAAATAGAAAAAGGCTAATTTTGATATATTTAGTTTATCCGCCATTTCTTGTGATTCCTTTTCATTTACTGTTAAGTCTCCACCTATAGAATAACTAGATATACTGTTATCATCATATAAGCCTTCTTCTTTTATATATTCTGCTTGTAAACAAGTTGCTTTGATTATTAAATCCTTTTGTTGTGTTGTTAAATTATCAAATCCTCTTCTTTCAATTCTTGTTAATGTAGCTCTGTTAATATCTATTGAGGCTAACTCCAAATATTTTTCTATTTCTTCACTTTCTAATACTTTAGAACTATATTTTAAGTAATCCTCTTTTGTTGCATAAGTATTTATCATGTGCAACACCTCTTATTTTACTTTCTTTTCTAATTCTGCAATTTTTACTGTTAATTCCGTCTTTTCTTCTTCAGCTTTTTTTATTTTTTCTGTTAGTTCTTCATTAACTTTTGTTATTTTCTTTAATTCTTTTTCTAATTCTTTAGAAGCTACCTTTTTAGTAGCTCCTATTTTAGAATATCCTCTTGCTTCATATTGCGCTAGTTCATCTTCTTCAATAAATAACAATGCATTTCCTTTTTCTACTCTTATTTTAGACATATCAATATCCTCCTACTCTGCAGTATATTCTGTTGTATCAATATCAACATATATACTATCAATTTTATTATCTTTTCCATTTGGGAATACAAATGTGTCAGATAATGAATGGTCTTGATATAGATAACCGTCACCCTCTGTATGTGAACCTGGTGCAAAATAATATATGTTAGATATCTTTGGAACTGTTTTTACAGTTTCAAGAGATGCAATCAAAACATTTATTTTATGAGAACCTGTTACAGCTTCTATTCCTTTACCTGGATCAGCAGTTACTTTTTCAACTGGTTCAAATCCATCTGTAAAATCAAATTTGTCATAAAATCTTTCATCATCTATAACTTCCATAATAGTTACACCATCGATGTCTGTAATTCTAGTTTCTATACCAATTCCACCTTCTGCTATCTGTGTCATTTCTATTTTTCTTGTGAAATCTGTAGATTGTTCTAATAAATCCATTATGAAACTTCTAACATAACAGATTAATGAACCATTTTTTACATATCTTCTTAACTTTCCAGCACTAAGCATACCTTTTAATTTCCCAAAAACATTTGCTTTTGTCCAGTCTGATTCAGCTGTAGAACTGTGATATCCTGTTAATTTTTGTGCTTCGCTAGCTACTTTTGAGAAAAAATATGCATCCATTTCTGGTACTTGTTGAGTTTTATGGAATGTTTTAGATATATTTTTTATTGATGCTGTTTGATTTGTTTCATCAACGTCTGCTACATCTATTAAGAATGAAATATCTCTATCATGTGTAACTGTATAAGGTACATCATTTTGTTCATAACTACCTTTATTCCATCCACCATTTCTATTGTGTGATTTATAACCACTTGTCTTCATTTGTGTAAAATGAAATGTTTTAGCACCCACCCATTTAACATTTGATGTTATGAATGGTGATGTTAAACTATCTTGCTCCATTATTTCTAATAGGTCTGGAAGCCAAACCTCTGCATAATTCAATGAATTTGCCATAATTAATTACCTCCTAAAATGAATTAAACCTGTTCCATCTTTTTGTGGCTACAGGCTTTTTGTTTTTTTGATTTTCATCAGAGTTACTTTGTGTTGCTCCGAACTTAAATCCTTTTTCTTCTTTTTCTTCTTCCTTTGCTATTTTTAACTCAGGAAATTCAGAAATTACTGCGTTGATTTCATCTTCTAGTTTTTTAGCATCTAATACACCGTTTTCTAGAACTTTTGACATATCAACTAATCTTGCTGCTCTTTCAACTTTCTTAACATCAACCCCTGCTTTAGCCATAGCAAGTGCTATTTTGTCAGTATAGTCTGCTTGAACAGTCTCTTTTTGTTCTTCTTGTCCTTTGTCTTCTTGCTTGTTTTGAGTATCTTGAACTTGTTTAGAAGTTTCGCCTTGTTCTGCTTTTTCAGCACCTTTGGCATACATTCTTCTGATAAATCCATCCAACTCATCTTGATTTTTGAAAACTATTGAACCATCATCACCTTTTTGTGCTACTTGTTTTTTAGTTTTCTCACCCTCATTTTTGTTTTCAGATTTTTTCTCTTTTTGAGTATTATCTGTTGTAGTTTGAGTATCTACATTTTCTTCTTTTTCGTTTTCCATATTGGAACCTCCCCCGTTTAAGGTCCGTCGACCGTAACTTTTTTACAATAAAAAAAGAGCCTTTTAAGACTCAATTCTAAAAATGGCACAAGTTAATGGATTTGAACCATTACTAACAGTTTTGGAGACTGTTGTGCTACCGTTACACTAAACTTGCATATAAACTAGACAAAGACAAAGATTAGTCTTTGTCTTTAATTTCATCATTTTCAAATCTCCACAGATACTTTCCCGTTTTTTCTTGTTTTTTTCTACAGCACCTTGAAATAGATGTACAATTTATGCCTGTTGTTTTTTCTGCCTCTTTTATACTTCCATATCTTGCTGTTTCTTTAATGATTATTTGCATTTCATATTGTATTACTTTCTTATATTTAGATTTTAAACTTTTCTCTATTTGTTCTTTATTTGGAATAACAGGTTTTCTTTTTAATACTCTAAAAGCATGCAATTGATTTTCACTCATTGTTGCCCATTCAAGGTTACTTAATTTATCATCATCTCTTATTCCATTTTTATGATTTACTGTTGGTTTATTTTTTGGATTCGGTATAAATGCTTGTGCAACTAATCTATGTACTTTTTTGGTACAACTATTTCCACTCTTATATAATCCCACTATAGAATACCCATCTTTATCATGATTCTTTTTTAATACTACTCCTCTTTGTAAATATTTTCCTTTATTATTTTTTTTATATCTATCTAGACTTCTTACATTTCCAAGATTACTAACTTGATAAAGCCCCTCATATCCTTTTATATCTTTCCAGATTTCTTTCATTAGTTAGTACCCCCTAGCACTTCTTTTTCCCATATTATCTTACAAACTTCCACTACTTTTCTATTGAATAAATCAATTTTATTCATTGCTTCTAACTCAAATTTTGTAAATACTTTATTATCTTTATCTTTCCCTAAAATGTAATTCATTGAATCCATTTCTTCTTGTTTATAAAGTCTCATAAAACCCTTTACATTTTTCTCATCTTTCATTTTATATTCGATATAATCATCATCTACTTGTATTCCATTTTTTTTATATACTTTTCTTATCATTTCTTTAATTTCCATAATAAAAAGACCTTCCTTTCAATTTCACTTGAAATTTCAGTCCTACTGTGATACAATATATTTGTAGAAACTAAAATTTCTATATGTAAGAAACTCGTGTATCCGCCAAGATATGTAACGGGTTTCTTCTTTTATTTTTTTATTTCATTATAAACCTTATCTATTCCTTCTCTGACAACTTCTGACTTATTTTTATTACTATTATTAATACAATATTCTAATTTTTCTTTATCTTCTTTAGAAATTCTTACTTTTAGTTCTTCACTTTTAGGATTAGTAGTAGGTCTACCCATTTTTTTATTTTCTATTTTTCTCACCTCACTTTTGTTCACACATATATATTACAATATGTTCCCACAAAAGTCAAGAGATCTTTAATATTTTTTAATTATTATTAAAATAAAAACACCTACATTTTATGTAAGTGTTTTTATTTATTTAACTTTCCATCTGTATCCACAATCTTGACAAAATACTTCAAACTTTCCTTTTTTCCCAGCAAATCCTGCAAGAAGCCCTATACCATTAGTAAGTAATGCTCCTCCTATTGCCTTTCCAATTGAAAACCCTTTTCTTCTTTCTCCCAATACTTGTATATTTGTACTTTTACATTTAGGACAACGCATAGATTTTGCCATAGTAAATTCCTCCTTTTATTTTATTCTAAAAAGAGTATATCATTTTTTTTCGACCTTTGTTGTCGAATTTTGTCGAATATTATAAGAATTTATTTTTTATTAAACCATTCTTCAATTTTTCCACTTTTAACTGCTCTTGCAAATTCTTCTCCTTCTTCTTTCTCTTGTTCAGTTAATTCTCTATATCCTATAACTTCTCCACCTATTGGCATTGATATTCGCACTAAGAATTTATCGTGTTCACTTAATTCTTTATATCTATCCCCTTTTTCTTCTTCTGTAAGATTATTAAAATCCTCTAATGATAAATTACTCATCTATTTCCTCCCATAAAATATAATATGTACCATGTTGTTTTACTATATTTCTTGTTACAAATTTACTATTTCTTGGATATAATATTTCACTTTCAGTTTCATTGTATTTTCTTATATCCTTAGCTTTGGTTGAATTTACATATATTTTTATATTTGCATTTTTATTATAACTTTCTTTATCTGAAAATGATAAATATTCTTTCCAATTTTCTATTTTCCCTATTTTATTCTTTTTTAGAAAATCTTTCAACAATTCTTTGTCTTTTATTTCTAATACTCTAACAATATTTCCATTGTAGTTATTACATTTATTTAGTACACTATCTAAATTGTCCCTCATTCTTTTCTGTTCATCTGTTAATTTTATATTATTTCTTAAAGTTTCATTTATTTTATAACTTTCTGAACTAATGTATTGGTTTATTGCATATTGTTCATCATTTGATAACCCTATTGTACTACTTTCTAACTTATTTTGCAATTCATTAGCTTTATTTTGATAATTTAATACATTTTCAGGTAATAAACTACCTACCGCTAATCTTTGATATTGTTTCTGCCTTTGTTGCAAATATTGAGTATATTTATCTTCTTCATCATGACTATGTTTTGCTTTTGTTACTTCTTCTGGTTCTTCATTTATGTCCTCATAATATGTACTAATTCCATGATGACACCTTGGCTATAATTTCTATAATTATCGGACTATCTCATAATATCTTTTTTAGATATCCAGTGCGCTTCGAGTAGTACATCTCTACCCTACTTCCTTTCGGAATAGTCTCTACACTTTTTATTGACTAATTTTTATATCTCCAAATAAATCCTCCTGAAGTCATTCTTTTACCTTTGCAAACTTCACATATCGCTTTTGCTCCAGTTTGCCTTGTTGCTTCCCTTGTAGACTCATATTCTTTTATAAAATTTCCTTTTAAATCATATTGTAAAACAGCTTTTTTAGGTGAATATTCTTTTTGTCTATTATTGCCTAATACTCTTACACAATGTAACTCATTTTCACTGTATGTTGCCCATTCCAAATTATTTACATTGTTATTACTTTTATTTCCATCAATATGATTTACTGTTGCTTTATTATTTTGATTATTTAAAAATGTTTCAGCAACAATTCTATGTATATATTTATGAGTAACTTTATTTTTCTTACATAATCCAACAAATAAATAACCTCTACTATTATTTCCAGGAGATAATATTTTCCCTTTATAAAGGATATCTTTTATTCCATTACTTGCATAATGGTCTAAACTTCTTATTTTACCTGTATTACTCACTTGATATAAACCTTCATATCCCTTTATATCTTTCCATATTTCTTCCACTTTCATCACCCTTTGGAGTATACCACAATTGTTTACAATAGTCAATAACTTAGCACGGGATTGGGATTTCTCCGTTCCCCGTTAGCATACTTTCGTACACACCCACTTTGTAATGTGGTTCACACTGTTTCAGTTCCACCCAATTTCTTAAAATCAATGGAACAACCCACCTTCGATTGCTTGGGATAGTAGAGGGTAATTTTTACTACTATCCTTATTCAGGGCTTCTGTTCCACCTGCCCATACATCATCTATATAAACTCTGCCTTCCCATTGTGTACATTTATCACAAGCTCCACCATGTTTTGATACATATACTAATGAATTACCTAATTTTTTACGCATTTCACCTTCACCCATTAGATTTGCTCTTTTATTTGCTGTTCTAATAGCCATATCACAGTAATCTGCAATATTATGCTTTGTTCCATTTTTATATTCAATACAATTAAATCCTCTTGATAAAAAATCTTTACTAGCCATATCAATTGCTTGTTTTACTGTTCCTGTTCCTGTATTAGCAAATACTTGTGCTTTATATATTATTTGTCTGTATTGGTCATTTGCCATTCTCAAAGTTGCATATTTTACATCTTTCATGTCATTTTTTGTACTTTTTATTAATGCATCTAATTTTCTATGATTTAATCCAAAAAAAGATCCACCTAATTGTGAATCTTCTTTTCTTATAATTCCTGACTGTATTGCCTGTTTATTTGTTCTTCCTGCACCTTCTTTGAATTGCTCTTTTATATGTTTATATAAATATCTATTTAACCATTTTGTGTTGTTGTTAAATATTTCTTTATTTGTCTTTTTATAATCTTCAAATTGTTTTATTTTTAATGCTTGCCATTGTGGCCAATCAAATCCTTTGGCTTTTTCGTCTTCTTTATGGCTCCATAATGTTCTTTTCATAGAAGCAATTAATTGTAATTCAATTTCTTCCATTACTTTTTTTATATCATATTCATTTTGCACTTAATCACCTACTCTAATGGTTCAATTATATTAGGTTCTTCTTTTTCAATTATTCCCGCTTCTTCTTTTAACCTTTTTACTTCTTGTTCTTTTTCCTCTTTTGTTAAGCTATCGCCATACATTGTATCTACAGACTTTTCAATACTCATTACATTTTGACCTGGTCTAGCTTTTGATACCGTTTCTACTGTTGCTTCAAATGAAGGATTTGCATACTCTTTAAAATCTACTATTGCTTCATATTCTCCTGCTGTTTTTTCTTGTGCCAAATCATAAGTTTTTAGACATATTGTAACCAATTTAGGAATAACTTTTTCTAATACATCAATTACTTTTCCCCTTGTATATTGTGTTGCTTTTTCTTTTTCTCTTTGCGCATCCGCATTATCAAGTTTCTTTACATCTATTCCTAGAGTGCTAGGGCTTATTAATCCTTGCAAACATAAATCTAATGCTGTTATATATGATTGTAACATTCCTTCATAATCAAAATCTCCTTTTTCTCTTGTAATCTTGCTACTTTCTGTTTCTGATGTTGTACTTCCAACTTTAGCATACCTGTTATCAAATGTATTTGGCTTTAATAATTCTCCATTATCATTTGTTGGAATTAAATCCTCTGGAATATATGTTATTGTTCTATTATCTCTTAATGCTTCTATCCATTTGCTCCATACTTCGTCAAAACTATCAAAAGCATCTAATTTCTTTTCTAATATACTTTGTCCTCTACCTCTATATTTCTTTGATTTATTGAACATCATAGGCACAGCCATCATAAATTTAGTATCTGTTAGTTCTTTCAAGTCTGTTGTTTCTGGAATAGAATTGTAATCTTTCATTAGCTGGTCATTTTTATATAATTCATATTTTATACCGTCTTTAGAATACTTTTCAAATAAAGTATAACAAGTATCTTTTTTAGGATATTTATTTTTAAAGTTTATTCCTGTTATTCTTCCTCTTGTATATTCATAGTCGACATCTTGTCCAGAGTAAAACTCTATTATAGGATATTTACTTATATCTGTATCATAACTTATTTTAAATGCACCGTCGCATTGTACAAATACATCTATTATAGCTTGCTTTAATGTTTCTTTAAAGTCGTTTTCCTTTGCTATTTCTTCCCAATTTTTTTGTGCTTCATTATTGTTTTTTACTTCAATTTTATTAAAGCTATCAACTATTATATCTGCTAGCATATCAACTATCATAGCAGGTAAGCCAGTATGTATTTTTCTAAAGTTTATACCATTTGTACTTTGTGCTGCCCAAAACTTAGCATTTCCCATTAAATCATCTGTTTGTGTATAATATTGATGCAATTCTGATGCATCTCCTCTATACCACAATAGATTTCTAAAACAGTTACCTTCAAATGTATTTGTTTCTTGTATTGTTATTGTATCTCCTACACTTGGTTGTATTTCTAACCAATTTCGTATTACATTTTTTATTTTATCATTTACTGTCCCCATTTTATTCCTCGCTTTCAGTTGTTACTGTTTCACTATCTTGACCTTCTATTATTCTGATTACTTCTATTGTTGCTTGTTCTTTATATTGTTTATATTTTAATTCCTTTTGTATCAATTCTTCATATCTACTTTGATCTATCTCAATTGTTGGTGTTTGAAATAATGTGCTTCTTGTACTCATATATTATTCCTCCTCATCTTTAATCAATTTCTTTATTACTTCCCAATTTCCAATTTTCTTTTTGTGAGGTAACCAAGCATACTGGCAACCATTTATTGAGTGGTCGTTTCCATCTTCAGGTTGATTATCTTCATCAAATGAATATTTATTACATTCATCTATATAATCTTTGCAAGTTTCAACAATTAAAAAATCACCAGTATTCAACCAACTTTCTTGTAGTTGAACTCTAGTGATTATCTTTGTCTTTTTCCATGCATTTTCAAAGTTATATACTAATGCATTTTGCCTTTTTGCTTTGTTTGCTTCCATTATTGTTCCTTGGTCTGCATTATCTATAAAACATGTTCTAGCAAATCCCCATTCATTTTTGAACTCTTCCATAAATTGTATTATCCATTGAACTACGTCACTTGGCGCAAATGGAATTGTTCTATCTTTGTTATTGAATGTTCTTTCTTTCAATAAAACACATTTATTATCTACTGTTATACCTATTCCTTCTAATGTTACCTTGTCGTGGCTTTCTTTTGAGTATGATGTATCACAACCAATAGAAAATAGTTTGAATTTCATCTTATTTGCTTCTTCTACTGTTATTATGTTTTTAGGTTGTAAATTGAAGCATAAGCCTGTTGCTTTTCCTCTTAGTCCTTGTATTTTGTTTTTATATAACTTTGTTCCTATTGGTGCTACTGTTTTTTTCTTTTCTATTTCTTCTTCTGTCAAACCTTTGTTATCATAAAAAGTAAAAAACCAATATCTGTAATTTTTCTTTGGCTCAACTTTATTTAGCTCTTTCATTATTTCCATTGGTACGTCATTAGCATACTTCTTATATGGTCTAGCATGATTTATTACTTCATCATAAATAGGTAAATTAGGATCATCTGGATTTAATGTTATGCACAAGTAATCATTCCTTGTTAAGATTTCTCTAACAAAATCTATATCAGCTATATTACCTTCATCTATGTATACACAACCATATTGACCACCTAAGGCATTTTCCCATTGGTCTTTATTTTTATAACTTAGCACATATATAATTTTGTTTTCAAATTTTATATGTGAAAACTTATGGTCTTTATCTCCATTTCCACAATATATAGCATTTCTATGTATATCTATTATTCCATTATCTTGATTTATTATATTTTTTTCTGCAACACCTGTTGTTCTTGCTGCAATTATATGCTCTTTTTTACTAGATGCTGATATCATTCGCATAAATTTAACCCCTGCTGCTACCGTTGTTTTTCCTGAGGCTGTTGTTCCTTCTAGTACATCTACGTCAACATTTTCAGTTGTATTGCAAAAGTCAATATATTTTTCTGATAATTCAAAGTCTTTTTCTTCGTCATTCATTTAGTCCTTCACCACCTAATTGTTTGCAAATATCTGCAAATTTTTTAGAAGGTTCTACTTCATTCTTTATTCTTTCTGTAGGTTTATATCCTGCTCTATCAAGAATATCTTTTACTGCTTGCATTTTTATATATTCGTTATTTGATTTTAATAGTTTCTTCAGTTCTTTTTGTGCTTCTACTGCAAGTGAACCAAAATTTTCTTTTATATTTTGCTCTATTTCATTTTTAAATTCTTTATCTTTTTTCCAGTTGCATATTGTCTGTTCTGTTATTTTTAATTCTTTTGCTATTTGTTTTTGTGTTTTATTTTCTATAACCATTAAGTTTATACATTGCATTTGTTTTTCACTTAACA